AGTTCCTAATATATATATAGGTGTGCCATATATGCAACAAAAATACTAGGGTTTATAAACAAAATAAAAAAAAGACTTGACAATTAAGTGGGGAGTAGTGTATAATTATATATAATATATAAAATTATAAAAGATATTATACTTTGTTTTACATTTATTTTATTTGTTTTTATTTGTTATATTTGTTTTTTGTTTATTTTCTTTATACACTTATCTTTTATTATTAGAATATATAAATAAATACAACAAAAAAACAATAAAGGATACAAAACCATAGAAACTATAGATACTATAGAGACTACATCACAATTTGAAGCTCTCTTAAACCTACAATCACTTGTTTCCCACAAAGTTCAGCAGGAATCTAAAGAAGATTTCATAACATTTGTTAGACAAATGGCTCCAATGCTTGTTTCTGATTGGAAGATGGGTAAACATATAGAGGTTTTATCAGAGAAACTACGTCAATTAGAGTCTGGTGAGATAAAAAGACTTATGGTCTTTCTACCACC